GACTTGCTACGCACCAGAGAGACTATTTCCATAAACGAGAATGACAAAGGCCCATTCAAAATGTGGCTAACTCCACAGAAAGATATCCAATATGTTATTGGTGCTGACGTTGCTGAGGGGCTTGTAAGTGGAGACTACTCTGTTGCAATTGTTTTAGATAATGACTTGAACGTTTGTGCTAAATGGAGAGGCCACACTGACCCGGATTTGTTTGGTAAGGAAATTGTTAAACTTGCAATACTTTATAATGAGGCTTACGTTGCGGTTGAGAATAATAATCATGGCCTTACCACTCTAAAAAGCATTGTGAATGAAGATTACTACAATCTTTTCTATACAAAAATTTATGATAAGGTTAACGACACGATTACTAAAAAACTTGGATGGTCTACCAATGCCCGAACTAAACCTCTTGCCATTGATAAATTGGCAGAGTACATCAGAGAGAGATTCTTTGGTATGTGGGACATTGATATTATAGAAGAATTGTATTCTTACGTTATAGATGATAAAGGAAGGACAAATGCTCAAGAAGGTAAATATGATGACTGCGTAATGGCTTTGGCGATTGCACTACAAGCTTTCCTAGAAGGCCGTGGTGAAGATTATCTTCCGGAAATCAGCAGAGATGATGTGGCGAGATATACAAAAAAACAACTTTTTGATGTACCTGAAATAATTGATGAGCTGTTTGAGAGCGATGATATAAAAGAGGAATATTCCGAATAACAGAGGTGAAGTACGCTGGCTAAAAATCAAGAGATCATTACTGAGATTGGAGAAGAAGAAAAGAAGTTGGCCGCAATGACAATGCAAAGGTTCAAAGAAGCTATGATAGCTAAAGAACCGTACACTGCAAGGTGGCTTACTTACTTAAATGCATGGGACAATAGCCTATTTGAAAACCAATCTACCCCTTCTTACAAAACCAATCATGTTAGCAACTTCATCTATGCAAGCATAGAGAATATGCGACCTATCTTGTTTGACAAAAATCCACAGTTTGAAGCAAGACCATTTACTGAAGAGGCTATGGAATATTGCTCTCATATCAATACTCTACTTGATTGGGAATGGGAGAGATCTGGTATACAGGAGATGCTGGTAGCTAACTCGATTTATACTTTTGTCCTTGGTACTTCCATAATCATGTTGAAGTACGAGTACAGTGATAGGGCGAAAGGTGGTATTGATGGTGAAGTTACTCCGGTAAAAGTTAGTCCCTTCAATCTGTATCCCGACCCTTTAGCCACAAGTGTTGAAGATGCAGAGTACATCATTTATGCAGACTATGTTCATGTAAATAAGTTGAAGAGCAAGTATCCGAATAAGGCAGAATTCCTTTCTGGATCAGATGTTACATATTCTGAATTGGTAAATGATAGAGACGAGAATGCCAAGATAGACAACCAAGTCTTAATTCTTGAGATGTGGTGTAGGGATTATTCCATAATAGAAGATGAAGATGGGAAAAAGAAAAAGAAGTATCCTAACGGTAGAGTTATTATTTCTGCTCCAGAACTTGGTTTAATATTGGAGGATAAAGAAAATCCGTACCGTACCGGAAGGTTCCCATTCTTCTTATTCAAAGACTTAGATGTTCCCTTCCAGTTTTGGGGTGAGGGTGAAGTTAAATGGCTGCTCTCTCCACAGCAACAGGCGAATGATTTGTATAACCAGATTATTGATAACGCAAAACATACTGCAAATATGCAGTGGGTTATTGATAAGAATGCTGGTATTCCAAAAGGTGAGTTGACTAACAGACCTGGATTGATTGTTAGAAAGAATCCCGGCTCTGAAGTACGAAGAGATTCTCCACCTTCTATGCCCATGTATGTAAAAGACATGGTGGAAACATTGAAGATGGATATTGAAGTAATTAGTGGCATCCATGATGTAACAAGAGGTCAAACTCCATCTGGAATTCAATCCGCAGCTGCTATTCAGGCTTTACAAGAAGCTGCTCAAACCAGAATACGACTAAAAGTACAACTACACTGTCTGGCCCTTGGTGTGCTTGGTACAGAGTGGTACGACAGAATACAACAATTTTGGAAATTTGATAGATTGATTCCACAAAAGATTGACGAGTCACAACTACTTCCGCAGATGGAGTTAAATGGTGCTGAAATAGTGCCAAATGGTGAGCTTACTGGAAACGAACCAAGTTATAACATGTTAAAAATCAGTCCAGAAGAGCAACTGAAACACGATTATGCAATTCGTGTCAATGGAGCTGCTATGATGCAACAGTCACGTGCTAATATGTTAGACCAGATGATCAGATTGATGCAAACTCCTGCTGAAGACGGTATGCCAGCGGTTCCTAGAGAGGCTGTACTTGACTACTTACCAGATGTAAATAAGAGACGGGTTATACAGTATTTCCAGAAACTCAAACAGGAAAACATGGATATGAAACAGCAGGAAGGCATTAATAATCAAATTATGGAACAGGTTCAGGCTTTGGGTGAACAGGTTATGCAGATAGGACGAGCTGTTGCCCAAATTCAGAATAAATTACAACAAGAAGAGGAGGAGTACAAGCGAGATCAAATTATGGCTCAAGGTTATCAGCAAGGATTAAACGAAGCAAAGGCGTTGCAACTCCAGATTGAAAAGAGTGGAAAACTGCCGCCGGAGCTTCTCCAACAGATAGCTACCATGGATGACGAAGAGCTTGGAGAACTCCTTAGCAAATATCCGGAAATAGCGGATATGATTTAGCGAGTTTGCCAACAACCCAAAGAGGACTGGCAGGAGGTAATTATGTTAGAGAATTATGAAGGAACTGCTATTGACACTTCCGTATTTGAGGAAACAAGTCAAGAGGCAGAACAACAGACTGAAGAGGTGGCTGCAACAGTCGTACCACAGACAGAAGAACCTGCTGAGGAGATTGCCACCGAAGAGCCCACAGTACCTAGTGAATTTGATATTCCTGGTATTGGTAAGATGACAGTTGATGAAATTGTTGAGCTAAAAAAATCTGGCCTTAGACAGGCAGATTACACGAGAAAGACGCAAGAGCTTGCAAGACAGCGTGAAGAACTTGCTCAGGCAAAGGAACTGTTTGATTATCTTAGGGCTAACCCACATCTCGTTGAAGTCATGAAACAGGCTGAGCAGAACCCGTATAATCGGACACTCTCTTATGCCACACCAGAAAATGAGCTTCTACAAAAACTTGCCTATCAACAAAAATCCCTTGAAATTGACATGAAGTTAAATGCATTAAAAAGCAAGTATGGAGATGTGGACGAAGTTGCGTTATTCCAAAAGGCCGCTGAACTAAATACAGACGATTTGGAGTTTGTATATAAAGGCCTTCAAAGTGACGCAATTGATAGACAGGCACTCATTGAAGAGGCAAAAGCTCAACTAAAAGCTGAACTTGAAGCTAATAAAAATGCAGTTTCTACTGCTGTCACAACCACACAAACACAACCTGTATCTGTAGAACCCCCCCTTACAGATCAACAGAAAAGAGTTGCTGCAGCTATGGGTCTGACGGAGGAGGAATACAGAAAGTGGCTTTAATAACATTCATTTGAGGTGAATTTACACATGACTACTCCGGTACAACCTACAGTTCAAAATACTCATATAAGTGATAATTTTGGAAAACTTTTAGCCCCTGGTTTGAGAAAGATTTTCTTCGAAACCTACGCAGAAGTTCCTGAACAATTTTCAAAGGTTTATAAAGTAAACAAATCTACTAAAGCTGTCGAAACTGATTATGGACTTGGTGCTTTTAGTGATTGGACAGAGAGAGCCAACGGACTTGATACGGTTGCTTACGATACTCTCTCTCCTGGTTTGGAAAGAGTCTACGTACATAAAGCTTTTACCAAGGGTTTTATGATTGAGAGAGAGCTTTATGATGATGAACAGTATCGCCAAATCAATAAGTTCCCTGCTGCTATGGCAAGAGCAGGTAGAGCTTTTGTAGAAAAAGAAGCTGCAAAAACCCTTAATTATGGATTTTTGAATGCCAAAGCTATCTTTGATGGCAAACCTTTGTTCTCAAATGCTCATCCTTTGGTTGACTCTGCTGGTTATGGCGATAACCTTGCAACTGGTGCATTAACTGATTCGAACCTTAAAATTGCGATGCAGAAGATGAGAGAGACTGTTGATGAAGCAGGAAATCTCATTAATGCAACTCCTAAAAAGCTAGTTGTTTCCCCTGCACTTGAATTTACAGCTAAAGAAATTGTAAATTCCCAGCTTAAATCTGGTACTGACTACAATGATATAAACACCGTAAAGGGTGCACTTGAAGTTATTGTCTACGACTATATTGGAGAAGCAGCTGGTGGATCTGACACAGCTTGGTTCTTAATAGATCCTTCTCTGTGCGAATTGAACTTCTTCTGGAGAATCAAGCCGGAGTTCAAGTGGGACGAAGATTTCGATACCTTTGTTGCTAAATACAGAGGATACATGAGATTCAGTTATGG